ATACGAATGGAATCCCATTGCACCAAGACCCAACGACCTTTCTCTATAAGCTGAGTAGGCAGATTTAAGAAACCCTTCCTTACCCGGCTTAATATGTTTTTGAAATCTTTTAAAGTTTGCATTGTATTCTCCTAAGTTATTTGTATCCACAGCATTATCAATGTAATGTTGAAGAACGTTGTCAAGCATGGTAATTAAATCTTCAATGAACATAGGATTCTCACTCCACTCATCAAAGTATTCTAAGTTTACAGAAGACAAACAACACACTGCTGTTCGTTCTTCGTTGGTAGGTAAAGTAATCTCAGAACAAAGATTGCTCTGTTTGATTTCTAATCCTAAATCTTTTTGTTCTTTAGGTAAAGCATCATTACATGTATCTATGTTGACCATGTAAGGCTCACCTGTCTCTGCTCTAGCGTTAATGATTTGCCACCACAAATCTCTAGCATTTACAATCTTAGTAGGCTCATTAGTCTTGGGGTCAATCAATCTAAAGTCTGCATCTTCTTGTACAGCTTTGAGAAACTCATTGGTAATGTTGATACCATTGTGAAGATTAAGATTCTTCCTATTGATATCCCCACCCGATTCTTTACGCATGTTAATGAACTCTTCAATCTCAGGGTGAGATATATCCATGTAAGCTGCATAAGAACCACGTCTTGTTGTGCCTTGATTAAAGGCTAACATCTGTGAATCGACTACGTGTATGAAAGGAATTGAACCAGTAGAACGACTGCCATGAGTAGTAGAAATACCGTTACTCCTAATATCTCCCCAATATCCACCAATACCTCCGCCTGAACTCGCCAACCATATATTCTCGTCATAGTGAGCAGATAAACCATCCCGACTATCAGGTACATAATTGAGGAAACAGCTAATAGGAAGCCCACGACTTGTTCCCCCGTTGCTAAGTATAGGAGTGCTAAACATGAACCAACAATTGGAACTGTAGTGATAAAGCCTTTGAGCCAATTCAAAATCCGTGTGACCTTTGTATGTTGCTCCGAAGACGGATGCTCTTGCGAATGCTTCTTGTGCATGTGTTTCATTCTCCCATAAGTATCTATCCTTGAGTGTGTCAAGGCTAAACTTATCTAATAGTTTTTCATTACTGTAATTAATTTTTATACCAAGATATTCCTTGATACCTACTTTATCGTCTACCACTTACTTTCTCCTGTTTTAAAAAACTTATCTCTATCATCGTGTACATCAAGCATTATTATAGCATAATGTAATATTTTAAGCAAGTCTTTTCTATTGTGTCCTTCTTTATTTCCGTATCTTTTTGCATACTTTATGATGTTACCCATACAAAAACCCATACCATGCCCTGAATCAATGATTACATCAGTGGCTTGATACTTATCAGAAGCATAGTGCTCACCATATGTACCATCAATGTATTCTTTTAATTCAATTATATGTCTGCGTTCATTAAATTTATATTCTCTAGGTTTATAATTCATCTGTTCTCCATTCTTTAGGTAAAGTATCTTCACTGTACCATCTAAAATTATTTTTCTCAGCCCACTCAGCATGAGTTCTTTTTGTTCCGTCTTTTCTTTTTTTAGCTTGAGGCATTGGTGCATAAGGACTTAGAAATAAAAACACTAACTCAAACTCTCCTATCTGTTCTTCTAAAGCTTCTCTTATCCAAATATATTTACTGTACTCTGCGTAATCCCAAAACCTACCTTTAGCTTCTAATAAAATTGTTTGACCATTAATTATTTTAACAAAGTCAGGCTCGTAATTGTGCTCAACTACGTATGGTATTTTTTCTGAATGATGATTCCACTTTTGTAAAACAGTAGAATGTAGAGTGTGTTCCCATTTAGAATCATATCCTTTTGGAACATTCTTTTCTGTTGGTCTTATCTTCCTTGGTTTTCTAAAGCCAACCATTATATTATATCTGAGTACTGAATTTTGTCAAGAGGTTTGGACTTTAATTTACGTTTAATTAACTTGCCAAACCATCTTGGAGTATAAGAAGAAACTAAAAATTTATTGTTTGCAAAAATATGAGTTTCAGTTGGCATATAATCTTGATAATTCTTAATAGAAACTTTCTTTTGCTCTTCTTCTATAAGCATAGTTTTTAACCATTCAACGACAAACTCAATTGATTTTTTTCTTATTGCTTTAGATTTTCTTCCGTTCATCTGACTTCCTCCACGTTAGGTTCACTAACAATTTTTGTAAAATATACAGGTCCTTTTGCATAATTAAATACACGTAATCCCTGCCCATCGTTAGCATCTTTATGACACTCAAACTTATGAGGACACCATGAACAACCTCTTGCAACTTTCATATTACCTGCTTTCCCTTCAGGAATTGGTGCATAACAAAAATCTGGGGGTGAGTCCGAAGCAATAATGTTTTTTACTTTTTTTATTTTAGATTTAATATTAGGTTTATCCATATCATCCGGAACAAACATTGTGAGCTCACCTGTTTCTTTATTCATAACAAGAAAGCCACCTGCATTAGTTTTTTCTGCAGCTTCATATCCTGCCAACTGAGAAAGATATCCAAATGCATCGTCTTCTGCTAATGTCCCTTCTTTAAATTTCTTAAACGCATAACCTGAAGCAGTTTTAACATCAACAACTTCGCCATCTATCATACAATCCATATGTCCTTTGATACCACTCACGGTTATTTCTTTTTGCTGTGACGTAAGTTTATGTCCGGATAATTTAACGAAGAATAAAAGCAACACTTCAAGTAAATGCCCATATAAAAATTTAATCTGAGTGCTTGGTTGTAACTTTTCTGTAGTATCAGATTGCGTGTGGGTATCAAACCAAAGTCTTCGTTCAGGTCTACCTACATTTGACATACGTAACACAGGTTTACCTTCTACGTTTTGTGGTGTAGCCCAATGTCTCAACGCATCCGTCATATCTTTACCAAACTCCTCAAACATTTCTTCTGAAATATTTAATTCGTTTCCCTCGGTAAGAGAATCTAATACGCTGTAGATATCTGCTACTAAATTATTTAGTTTCTTTTTCATTGTCTGCTTCCTTAAAAGCTTTGATTACATCTGATGAAAATAGTTTTTGTAAATTTACAAGAAACATTCTACTTGCTTTGTGGTCACCACCACTAACAGTTTTAAATGTATCAAGTTTATCTACGATAGTCCTAAGAACATCTGTTTTAAACACAAGAGTACAAAATTCATTGTCTCCTACACAAAGATTATGAAACCAGTAATCAGATTCTGTTGCTCTAATTCCTGAAGGTTTACCCCATGATTCATATTCAATACATATGTTTCCGGACTTCTGCCATAAATCTTTTTCAGATTTAACTTCAATCTTTTTATTTGTCAGCATTTCTGCTATCTTTTCTTCACGTATTGTACCATATTCTAGGTCAATGTCAAACTTTTTTCTGTTTTCTTTAGTGGGTTTCACTCCAATTATCTCCTATCTTGTATTCACCATCCATTGGACAGCGAAGATTAAAATGTTCACCTGCTTCTATAATACTTTTAACAGCAAGTTCACCTGTAAATTCTGCTTGAGATTCTTTGACCTCAATCTGCCATTCATCATGTATATTTGCAACAAACTTATAATCAATTGTATTTAATTTTAGATTATTATCTAGCATTACTAATGCTTTCTTCATAAGTATAGCACCTGCACCCTGCAATAAAGTATTTAAAGCTGCATGTTTATGTCTTAAAAATATTTTACGACCATCTAATCCTTTAAGGAATTTTTTTTCTGCTGCGATATCAACTCTGTTCTTAAGAGTTGCAAGTGCTGGTAAACTACTAAGAAAGCGTTCTCGCAAGAGCTTACCATCTGCTCTGCTTCCTTTAATGATGCTTCCAATTTTTTCATCTCCTGCCCCGTATATGAGTGCATAGATGAAAGTTTTTGCCTCATCTCTTGATTTAAGTCCAGCAAACGTTTGGTTAGCTGTGTGAATGTCTCCGTTAATAATTTCATTTATGTATTCCTCGTCAGCCATGTAGTGTGCTAACATTCTTAGTTCTAATCCACTTGCATCTACACCTACAAGTTTGTATCCTTCGGGAACAGCCCAACATCCTCGACACTCAGTTCCATAAGGGCTGTATACAGCAGGTACTTGAGCCATGTTGGGGCTTCGGTGTGCCATCCTACCTGTGATAGCACCAGTACATATGACTGAACCATGAACTCTGTCATGATTTAAAGCATCAATCCACGATGAAACTTGGGCAGCTCTTTTTTGTAAGAGCAAAAACTCTGCAATTAAACCTGCTTCTTTAATATGTTTTACTTTATTAAGAGTTGCTTCGTCAACAATTGGCTGACCTGTAGGAGTAAACCTTGTAGGTTTCCATCCAAAATCTTTTAAGTATTCACCTATTTGTTGTCGAGAACCAAGATTAAATTCTTTTAGTTCTTGTCTCATAAAAGGTTTTATATTATTTGTTTTAACCCTTTCTGAATATTCAATTTCAGTTAGTCCTGATTTTGAAAGCATACCATCTTTTTTTAATTTTGGTTTTACTTCTTTAACATCTACCCATTTAGGTTTAAATGTTTCATGTACTTCAGTTTCAACCTCACTTTTTCTTTTATTAATTTTACTTAATAATAACATAGCTTCTTTTTCATTAAAGAAGAAACCATTTTCTGTTTGTTCTTGTAAAATTTTTGTAGCTTGGTGTTCAATTAAAATTGATTCTTTTGAAAATCCAATACATTCTTTTTTTAAATAATTAAATAATGTTTTATTTATTTTAACATCTTTTATACAACGACTTAACATGTCTTCAGAAAACTGAGACCAATCATCGTGTTGTTGTTTTTGTACTCCACCTAAACGATAGCCCCACTTTTCAATAGAATGCCCACCCTCTCTTACTGGATTAGAAATCCTAGAAAGAATAAGCGTATCTAAAACTTTATTTGTTTTATGTAAGTCAATATCATATAATTTTTTAATTACAGGTATATCATAGCCAATAATATTATGACCTATAAGTTTGTCGGCTGACTGTAAAAATTCTATACCTTCTTTTATTTTGTCAGGTTTAAAAGAATAAACCTTATCGTTCTCATCGATAGCTACAATACACCATATTGTGTCGGCTTCAAAAAATAAACCATTAGCTTCAATATCAAATACTAATTCCATATGTTCTCCTAAAATGGAATGGCATCACTGTCATGTAATAACTCTGAGTCTTCATACTCGTGCAACCTACCAGTGTCTTTATTATACACTAAAGATGTAGCGTTGCCCACATCCCCTGTGTATCTAGACTTTAATACACGAAGATTAGTTGTCCGAGATTCTAAATCATCATCCGATTGTTGATTTCTTTCGAGGGCTATCACGCAATCAGATAACTGAGCTATACTATTAGACCCTCGTAAATGTGAGAGACTTACAGTAATACCATTCTCATGTCCTTTGTTTCCTTCAACTCTTCTAAGGTGAGAGACAAGGATAATCCCTGCACCTGTTTCTTCTACCATGCTACGTAGTCTGTGCATAATACTATCAATAGCTTTACGTTCATCACCATCAAGCATTGAACTAACGAGCATGTGTAGATGGTCTACAACTACCCACTTACAATCACAACCGACAATAAGATATCGTAGTTTAGCAAATATTTCTTCGATATCATTTGCACCAAAGTGAGCATGAATAAATACTCTATCGTTTGCAAAAACTCTGTCAAACATATTTGTCAGTTGGTTTTCAGTATACCCATTACGAATACTATCAATAAATAATTTATCGTTTGCTTCGATAGAAAGTATACCATCTACTGTACGTTTCCAATCTTCTTCCAAAGCAATAACACCTACGTTATCGTTTGTTTCTTTTATTAACCAATGCTCTAGCTCACGAGTGACACTAGACTTGCCTAGTCCTGTCCCACCTGTAAGAGTTACGAGTTCTCCTGCTCTTAAACCAAGAAGCTTTTTATTTAAACCATCCCAAGGATAAGGAACACTTTGTTTCTGCTCACGATTAAGAAACTCTTTTTGTTTATCAGCTACCCTAATAATTCCACTCGGTGTATAAACTTGTGCATCCCACCAAGCTCTTGTAAACTCTTGGTGTCTGCCTTTGTTGAGCATATCGTTAGGGTCTTTGTACCCATTAGGAAGCGTGACAATCTTTGCTTTTCCGGGCTTAAGTATTGTTGCGACTTTCTTTGCAGCATCTTCTCCTGCTTTATCTTTGTCAAAACATATCACAACATTGTCAAAACTTTCTACATACTCAATGCTTTCTTTAATATCTGTGACTGCTGAAGCAGCCCCACGTTTAATGGAAACAACTGCCCACTTACTGCCTAACAATTCATAGGTAGCCATAGCATCACATTCACCCTCGACAATTGTCAAGTATTTACCACCCTCTTTAAATAAATTTTGTCCGAATAATCCCGAGCCCTGTATTGTTCCCTCAAAAGAGAAACGTTTGTCTCGTATGTATCTAATCTTCGTAGCACACTGTTCATGATTTATATAAAATGGATACAGGTGCTGTGCTAATTGACCTGCCCCATCATAAACAACCTTGACACCAAATTTTTCTGCTGTCTCTTTGCTTATATTTCTGTCTGTTAGCTTTGCAAAAATACCACCATGAGCATTCAAAACTTTCGGTGTGGGTGTGGGTTTATTATAATTTTCTGTAGACATAACTGTTCCGTTTGAATATTTAGGAAAAAAGGCATCACAACTAAAACATTTAGCTGAACCATCCTCATTTATTGAACATGCATCTGTACTTTTACACTCAGGACAGGGCACATGATACTTTACAAATTTACTTTGATTCATAATTAATTCCTATAAAAAGAAAAGCCTCCCTAAAATAGAGAGGCTTTGTTGGAGATAGATGTAGCAATTAGGATTCGTCTGAATCTTCTTCGACTACATCGGGTTCAGGTTCAGACTCAATAATAGCTTCGTCTCTACCCTTAAGCAACTCTTCTAAGTTAGCTCTATGAGTACGACTAGCAAAGTCTAAAGCCTCAATTACGACTTGTAGATTACCTACTTTTTGTACAATAACAGTTGCTTCTTGCTTTACAGCATCGTCACTAATATTATTTACATCAAAGTTTGTAGTTCCATCGTCATTGTTGATAGTAATTATCATTAGAACTCTTCTCCATCACCGAATGGGTCTAACTCAGAGCCATCCTGTGATTTTAAAGATACTAAATCAAGTACCTGCATAGCTTGGAAATCCAAGCCTTTAAAGCTACCATATTTATTGTCGGTTTCCCACTCGTTGTACTGTACTTTAACAGTCGAGCCATTACCAACAATCGCATCCAATGGTTCTTTATTTTTGTCGAAAAGTGTTGGGGCATTTCTTACCATGCCGTTTGGTCCATTAACTTTACGCTTTATTGTAAGTGCTCTACCAATAGGTGTTGCATTACCACTCTCATCTTTAACAGATAAGTCTTTTACTTTAAACCCACGAGCTTGAAACTCATTGGCAACATCTTCTCCTACGACTAAGTCAACTGTATACACAGGCTCAAACGTAGTGTTTGGTGTTGTCACTGATGCCCAATAGGCTTTCCCTTCTAATACTGCCATATAATCCTCCTTCGGTTTGGCGTTTTAATAAGTGCATTATACACTGATTAATCTCTAATGTCAAGCAAAATATCTTCCATTGTTATAACAGGATTTTTAAACAGCGTCACAAGGAATTCTTTTCCTTGCTTTTCTATTTCATATCCTGCTTTACTTTTATAAAATTCTGTATAGTTTTCAGATACATAATCTTCAAACTTTCTTAGTTCAGATTTATCAAAGATAGCTGTTTCTCCATCTGCTATCATGCGTTCATAAATATAATTCATTACTCATCCTCAAGCTGAAACACTTCATTAACATGACAAAGAATATCTGCTAGTGCATGTGCTTCTTTGATATCCATGCCACCATACTCAAACAAACCATTGACTCCCCACTTGGCTAGTTTGTATTCTTCCTTAATCCATTTAAGTCTAG